CTGTCCATGATCCAATACTTATTATCTTCAAATAGGATATAAGAGCCTTTTTTGAACTCAATGTATTCAGCGTGATTGAAGTTTATTAGTACATGGTTATCACTCATGATAACGTGCTTTCTTGCGCTGTTATCGTGAATGACTGCTTTTAATATTGCTTCTCCTTGTTTGTTGTATATTGTCATAGCTGAACTTTATCTTTGATAATCCAAAGTTCAGCACAAAAAAAAGAAAACCCTATTTAGTGGGAATTTATTACTTCACCTTTCGCCTATTGTGAGAAAATAAATTATTAGGAGTGTATTCAAGCCAAAGAACAGCTTAAAAATGAAAGAAGCCCCACCAAAAAGCAGGGCTTCAAAAATTGTAGAGCATTTTGAGTTGTCAAACAAAAACCATTATAAGCTCATACTCACCTTGTAATTCTACAGGAATAGGATCATTGTCTTTTTTCATTCCATCAAGGTGCATTTGTATAGCTTTGGCTATATCTTTTTTTAAATCCTCCAATGAGTGAGCGACAGCAACACACCCAGGAAGTAGATCCAGATAAGCACCATAATTATTTTCAAAATTTACGTTTACGATTACTTTTTCCATCTTATGCTAAACTTACGGCTGAATCAATTTAAAGCTAAGTTCAAAATCCCCTGTAAGGATCTCAACAGGATTCGCATTATCTTCCAAATACAACTCGATAGCCTCTTTCATGTTCAGCTCTATTTCTTTCAAGTCATCGCCTACTGTAATGATAGGAGCAACCTCAATATAAGCACTAAGGTTATCACCTGATTGTTCAACAATAACTTCGACAGTTCTACAAGTATTATGATCAGTTCCTATCTCATACAAAAATTCAGGGGCTAAGTCGGCACCGTTTGCCCACTCGATAGTAACGTTTGTCAAACTATACTGAGTAAATTTGTCTTTATCCAGCAGTTCACCGAAAACCTCCCCTGTAAGATAAGGTTTCAAATCAATATTCTTCTTACTTCCATTACTGAAAGTTGCAAGAAGCTCGTAGTCTTTGATATAATCAACATCAACAACTCGTAACATAGGGATAACATAAGGGAATACACTATTTGTCTGGCAATATGCCAAATAATCATCAACAGCCTTTTCAAAAGCGACCTTTAATTCTTTCTCGTTTACTCCCTCAAAGTTTACCAAACCGTTAATATGTTCAATTTTACCAAAAAAGACTTGATCTTCTTTGCTGTAATCAACAGCTCCAATGTAACCCTTGTACTTTAATTTATTCATTTAGGCTTATATTATTAGCAAACAGGTTTATGCTTATATAATCAAAATAATTAGAAATCATATTTAAACTCAACTTGAATAGATCCAGCATCATTAGGAAGTGTTTCCCCCTCCTTTATAATCATTTCTTTAGCCTCTTCAATGCTTTGCATAAAATCAGCCTTTGCTTCTTCTTCACTTGACCCATAGCCACCTAATCCATGATTTAGTAACATTGTGTCTGAATAAATGGAATAGAAACCATCAGTTCCTTTTTCAATAATAGCAAGTACATTCATTTGTGTAAATTTTAATAGCTATTCGTTTTATACTCCTAATACGACATTAGCATCGATATTCAGTTTGCGACTAATCTCACGAGCTACCTTTAAGGTTGGCTCACACTTCCCTGATAAATATTCACTAACACGAGAAGGACTAACATTTAGCATCTCCGACAACTTGGTTTGTGTTAAAGACATTTCATACATACGTAGCTTCATCAATCCTATCAAAGAAGGGGCTTCTACTGGAAAATGTTCATCTTCATAGTCAGCAACTAAATCAGATATCAAATCTAATTCAATGAAATTATTATCATCAGTTGAAGTTTCATTTCCAACAACTTTTAGCAACTCTTCCATTCTTGCACAAGTTGCTTTATACTGTTTTTCTGTTTTTATTTTTGTCATAATTTAAATATTAAGCATTTTTACAATCTATTTTATCATACTCTTTATGATTGCCTACAAAACGAATATAAACCTTTTTAGAAGCAAATATGACGATCGCAACAATTCTATAATTATTACCTTTTATATTGAATACAAATCTGTTATTACCTACATAATCTACACTATTAAATGTTTGCTTAATATCAGCAAAACACGTCCAATTACTTTCTGTGGTCGTTTTACACCATGTATGCAAAGGCATATCAGCATCAGCGTGCTTCTTAACGTATTCTCTTATAGCTGCAATTGATATTACTCTCATAACCTATTTGTTTATTACAAAGATAATATATATAATCTGAATAACAAAAGAATTTTCCAATATTCAGAATATAAAAAATAGCGATAACCCAATTAGGACTACCGCTATAAATATCACCTTTGGACTTATTCCACAACTTCGACTTCTTTTTCCACTTGCAGCTTTACCTGTTCTTCAATTAACTTCACCTCTTCATCTACCTTATCCGTTAACCCAGCCATTACAACACCTGTACGGATAGAAGCTATTGGACCTCCTGTAGCAGCTATAGCATCTTTAATCTTATCGGATAATGAATCAATCATATAAGGCTGAATCTCTGGTTCTATCTCTATAGTGTTAGAAGCTTTCTCGTAGTGGGTGTTAATTGAACCTACTGCACTCACTAAGAAGTTGTATCTACGTTGTAGGAACTCACCAATTACTTCAGCATGATTCTCTACCTCTAAGTGTATGCCCATGAACGTGAACTTAAAGGCTACACCTGATTGCTGTCCCATTCCTGATAGGTTCTCAAAGGAGATTCTTGGTGTGTTGGTAAGGGAGTATGCTTTTTCGAAGAGTGATTCAAGTTCTAACTTAACCGATTCAGGGGTTTGTGTCCATGTGAGGTAGGAGACTTCACCTTCATTCTCGATCTTTATAATATCCCCATTCTCTTTGCTTGGTCTGCCCTCAATATCACCCTTGAGTATTAATTTAGGAAAGAAGTTGTAATCTAAGCAATCAGCATAATTTGACATGAGTTTTTCCAATCGTTCCCGGATAGGCTTAATCTTGCTGCAAAGCGATCGTTCTTTTCGTGCATACACTATGGGGATCTTCTTAAATAGATGCTTAAATGTGTTTGTTAGCTTCCAATCTTGGTCAAGTTCCCACATAAACACGTCGGTTTCTGTAATAGCCATGAAGCATTTGATCTTACCTGCATCAGTAACCTTTTCGTATTCTCTGCTGAATGCGATTAAGGAGCCATGATTGTCAAATAAAGGGTATAGCTTATCCCCACGGAAAGGAGACCATATTGCGGACTTTAATTTACGTGTAGCGTTACCCTTGTAGCCATTCCAAAAGAGTTTATCTTCTACAGTGTACCAATACTCTGCTACCTCTGTTTCAGAGAGCCATGAGCGAACAATCCGTTTGTTATGGTATTTGATTTTGTTCTTCTTATTGATTCGTTGAATAACAGAGAGAAGCTCTTCTTCCTCTTCTCCTTTAGGCTCACATTCAAGTGTTGGCTCTGTACCTACTGTAAAGGCTGTATGTATGTTTACCTGGTCCTGCTCTAAAGGAAGAGAGATCCTGTTTACCTTTTCTGTTTCGTACTTGGCTGGTGAGATGATCTTATCGTCAATGTCTCGCACCTCTTCTACCACGATAACCTTTTTATCCTTTCGGATTAAAGGATTCATCACATCGTGTCTGTCTGCATCCCAATCATTGAGTAAAGCATCTACATCGGGAGCTTCTGTATTGCGCTTCTTTAGTTGGGTGATCTTATCGCTCTCGCTTTCGAGTAAAAAGATTTCTTGTATTGTCATGTCTTTAGTTTTATCTGATTCCTGTATAGTCTGTTATTGCTCTCTTAATCTTACCAAGTAGTTGCCCTAAGACGTAGTAACGAGAAGCATCAATGCCATGATTCCATTCATCAATAGGAGCGTTTATATAGTTTCCGTCTTTATCTTTATCCCAAACATACTTTCTAAACTCTTCGATAAGCTTGTACGAACGTTCGGTAAGGTATATCTCCATCTCTTTCATCTTGTCTATTCCTGCTAAGATAGAACCAGGACCTTTCTCTACGGCATAGATTTTAATTCCTCCGTTGTGGATCTCTTGGATAAGGCGCGGATCTGCACAGTCTGCAATCACCTTTAATGCTTTAAAGGGTTTAAGCGCCTTGATGATGTCCGAAGATAACATCCCTGTTTCATGAAATAGCAAGTCTAAGTACAGCGCGTTATCAATCACGCCACATCTTACTGCAGCAGAAGGATCATTTGTAAAACCAAAGTCTAACCCTATCGCCACTTTCTTACACCA